TGCTGGGAAGGGTTTTGCTGGCGCACTAGATTTGCTCAGCGAAAACGCTGGCGATGCTGCTGAAGCTCTCGGCAAAGGGTTAGAGCCAGCCGCTACAGATGCAGCCAATGCTCTTGCTGCTGTGTTTGAGCAGATAAGCAAGATTCCAGCCCCTGCTGGCCAGGCTGCGCTGCAGATTGGCCTGATAACTGGCGGTGTCATTGCCCTTAACAAGGCGATTGTTGCGTTTAAGGCAACGAGGCTTGCGGAATTTTTGGCAACCCAAATTGCTCTTTATAAAACATTTGGCGCTCAAATTTATTTAACAGCAGCGGCACAAGGCGCTTTAAACACAGCGTTAGGCATCGGCAAAGCTTTAATGGTTGGCCTGCCATTGCTCGCTGTCGCTGGTGGCATTATCGGGATCGCTGATGCGTTAAATCAGGCGATCAACGGGCAGAAAGATTTCAATAATTTACTAAAAGATGGCACGGTTGAGATGCTTGAAAATGCGTTAGCAACCAAAAAATCTAGCTTGGCGTTGCAAGAGCGCATGATGCTGCAAGGCCGTGGCGAAGGCCGTGCAGCTGATACTTCACGCCTTGCCAGGCTTCAGCAACAGGTGGCTGATTTAGAGGCAAGGCTGCTTGAGAAACGTGCTGAAAAACCAGACACGCCTACGCCTACACCTAAGCCAACCCCTTTGCCAACTCCAGATCCTGATGCAACCGGAAAAACAGAGGCAGAAAGAGCAGCTGAAGCAACCCAAAAGCAGATCGCAAGCCTTAGAGAACAAACAGTTTTGGCGACAGGTCTGACGCAACAAGAAAAAGATATGTTGAAATTAAAGATAGAGATCCAAAAAGCTGAGGATCAACGACTTATAGTTGGAGATACATTAACCAATGAACATATTGAGGCTCTTAAAGTTGCGTTTCAGCAGAAAAATGTCGCGCAGTCAATTTTAGACGTTGAAGCAAATCAAGCACAGCAAATTCAAGACGCAGCTAGGGCAAAAAAAGAAGCGCAAGAGGCCGAAGCGCAGCGAATTGAAAAGTTAGCTCAGCAATATCAAGGCATTGCTGACACGATTGCTGATGGCGTTGTTAATGCGTTAAAGGGTGCAGTAGACGGCACAACATCTTTGGCTGATGCTGCAACGAGTTTGCTCAATGATCTTGGCAATCAAATGCTGCAGCTAGCTCGCAATATGTTGTTCTTTGGGAATTTAACTGGCAGCCTTGCCCCAGGAAGCGGCATTTTAGGAAGTATTTTTGGTGGCTTCATGGCAAAAGGCGGCACCGTAACTGGTGGTCGTTCTTACATGGTTGGAGAAAAAGGCCCTGAGTTGTTTACGCCTGGTCGAACTGGCAGCATTGCGCCGTCAGGAAGCTTTGGTGGCGCTAATGTCGTTGTGAACGTCGATGCTTCTGGCACACAAGCACAAGGTGATCAACCAAACGCTAAAGCCCTTGGTTCAGCTATCGGCGCAGCCGTTCAAGCTGAGTTAATCAAACAAAAGCGCCCTGGAGGTCTTCTCGCATAATGGCAACCTTCCCCTCTATCAATCCGACGTACGGTTTGCAGAAGCGCAGCGCACCAAATGTGCGCGGCATCCAATTTGGTTCTGGCTACCAACAACGAGCACAATTTGGTATCAATCAAAACCCTAAAAGTTATCAATTAACATTTGAGGTATCAGAAACAGACGCTGACACAATCGAAGCGTTTCTTGATGCGCGTGGAGCTGTTGAAAGTTTTACGTTTACTCCACCAGGCGAAGCTAGCAGCGGCAAATACATTTGTCGTCAATGGGACAAAACGATTCCGTATTTGAACCGTGCCACGATTAACGCTACGTTCGAGCAAGTATTTGAGACCTAATGGCTTATCCATACGCACTACATAAATGGGGGCCTTTACCGGATGGCACACCGAAAACTTACGAGATTGGCGAAGTTGTTCGCGCCAATCCCATAAAAGGCAACACACTTGCTTTTAAGTGCGTTGTTGCTGGAACAACTGCCACCATTGAAGACTACTCAACTTTTGTAGCGCAAGAGCCTGCATTTCCGTTCAAAATTACGCAGCAGCTTGTTGATGGCACCTGCACTTGGGAAGCATTTGAGCCTTTAGCAGAAGAGCTATTAAAACTTGCTCCAACAGCAATTATTGATTTATTCGAAGTGGTGCTGACATCTGATGTCAACGGTATAAATGATATTTTGCGTTACCACGCAGGAACAAACGGTTTAACTGAAAATTTAAAATTTAACCTTCAAACTTACGTTGCTGTTCCTGTTGAAGTCGATGGTTTCGAGTTTACATCAAAGGGGTCATTGCCTCGGCCTACGATGCGAATTGCTAACGTAAACAATGCAATTACAAATTTAATAATTCAGTATAACCCCTTAGGCGCAAAAGTTAGGCGCATTAGAACATTTGCCAAATTTATTGATAAAACAAACTTTAGTCAAGGTTCATTATTTGCTCCAGATCAAGATGTAACTGACACCTTAATTGCCGAAAATTCGGACAGTTTTATCATGGAAACTCCAAACGATACTTCTGACCCTGACGCTAAAATTGTAGAGACTTGGTATATTGATAGAGTCTCTTCTGAAAATCAACAGTTTGTCGAATTTGAGTTAGCTCCTAAGCTCGATTTAACAAATGTTGCGCTGCCTAGACGGACAATTGAAGAGTTTTGTCCGTGGAAATACAAGGGAGTGGAATGTGGATACAAAGGTGATTCGTGTTTTACGGTTAATGATGTTGCTATTCCAGAAAGTAGTAAGGTTATAGTCAACGGCAAAGTAACAAACGATATTTGCGGCAAGCGCGTCAGCAGTTGCCAGGCAAGGTTTGGACAAAACTCAGAGTTGCCTTTTGGTGGGTTCTATGGCGCAAGACTTCAAGCCTGACGCCGTAAGGCACGCAGAACGAGAGAATCCAAAAGAATCAGCAGGTCTTGTAGTCGACGGCAATTATTTCCCTTGCAGAAACATCGCTCCTGACCCCAAAGCAAATTTTGTGCTCAATCCAGTGGATTATGCACGGGCCATGTTTGCTGGAACGATAGAAGCTGTTGTGCATTCGCATCCTGAGGGCACTCCTGTGAGCGAGCATGACCGCAATGCTTGTCGTCAAACCAAGCTGCCTTGGTACGTTTACTCTGTACCGGATCAAACATGGTTGATTATCGAGCCTTAGTTGGCAAGCACTGGGATTACGGCAGGCAAGACTGCTTTTCACTGGTACGGGACTACTACCAACTGCTCAAGATTGATATTCCAGACTTTCCTAGACCTGAAAGCTTGGAGCGCACAGAAAGCATATTTTTGAGATACGCCAAAACTGTGGGGTTTGAGCGTGTGCCTTTTGAGGACCGTCAGCATCATGACGTGTTGATCATGAGGCTTGGAACCAAAAACCCCATGCACGCTGCGGTTTATGTGGGCAGTGACAGGATCTTGCACCAGAGAATGAATGGCATAAGTGCAGTAGAGCCTTTACGGCGGTACTATTGGCAAAGGACTGCAGCTGTCTACCGTCATGCAACTTGTCCTCCTGGGAGGTGAGCTTGGCGAGAAGTACGGCAAGCAGCACGAGTATTACAACTTACGGACACCAGCTGACGCGATCAAGCTGTTGTGCTTCAACTATCCAAAGCTGAAGCAGGAATTGTGTGAGGCTCACAAGAACGGTGTTGGCTACAAGGTAATACAAGGCGGCGCGTCTATGGGATACGACGAGCTGCATCTCCCGTTTGGCAGCAAGCCATTGCTTGTGGTGCCAGTTATTTCTGGTGCTGGCGGTGCTTCTACAACACAAATCTTGCTTGGCGCTGGTTTAATCGGTGCGTCGTTCTTGCTGCCTGGTGCTGGATTGTTTGGTGCGACCAGTATTTTTGGTGTAGGTGCCGCCGGTAGTTCAATTCTTGGCGGAGCATTTGCTGGTTCTATTACAGGATTTGCGGCAGGATCAGCATTTGGTACAGCCCTTGGCACAGCTTTAAGCGCAGTTGGTGCAAGTCTTGTTTTGCAAGGCACGGCTAACTTAATTTCGCCACAGCCGCAGCTTGGCAACCTTGGCGCTAACAGAATCAGAGGCGAAGGAACAAACGTTAGAGGCACTGGCCCCGAAGGTGTTACTCGTGGAGGATCAGGGCAGCAGTCTTATGCGTTCACTGGCCCCGCTAATACCGTTGGGACAGGTGCAACAATTCCTGTCATCTATGGGCGTGTAATTACTGGCGGACATTTGCTGGCTGCCAACGTTGAAGTCGCTGACGACTCTGATCCGTTAAAACTTGAAACGCGATCGCCTGGCCTGCAAACATTGCGAATCAATGGACAAAAACTTAAGCGAGAGCTTAAGAGCCTTGGAGGGTTAAAAACGCTAACCGGATCTGAAACTGATCTTGTTGTTAATTCAAGTGATTCTGAGA